GCAAGTAAATGAGCAGAAAGAAAACAACAATAAGCGTACTTATGGAAGGCTGGCAATTTGATGTATTAGACCTTTACAAAGAAGGTGCTAGTGATGTGGAGGTAAAAGCCCTTATAGGCAGACTAAGAACAGATAGAGACAGCATTAGCAATGACCTTTGGGATCGTTGGATAGATGAAGAGCCGGAGTTTTCAGAAACCATAAAAAAGGGTCGAGCATTATCCGCGGCTTGGTGGGAGCGAATTGGACGCACTAACCTGCACAATAAAGAGTTTAGTTATGTTGGCTGGTACATGAACATGAAGAATAGATTTGGGTGGAGAGATAAGCAAGAAACTGAGCTTAACCTGAAAGACATTGACCGTGAATTAATAATCAAGTAGACTTCCAAACCTGTAACCCAATAAATACGTTTCTCAACCCCGTAAATTGAGAGACAAAAAACAGCTTAGACTTCCAAAATGGTATTAGAAGCAAATGAAGTATACAAGCCACTATTTACCAATAAGGATAGATACCTAGTATTAAAGGGTTCAGCGGGTAGCGGTAAAAGCGTATTTGCAAGCCAGAAGGTCATAGCGCGCACCATAATAGAAAAAGGGCACAGGCAATTAGTAGTAAGGAAGGTAGCCAGAACGTTAAGGGAATCAGTAGTAAAAGAATTATACGACCGGATAAGTGAGCTAGGCATTATCAACGAGTTCAGCTATAATAAGACAGAGCATAAGTTCTATCACTATGTTACCGGCAATGAAATACTATGCTTAGGATTAGATGACCCCGAAAAAATTAAGTCAATAAGTGGTATTACATCTATATGGGTGGAGGAGGCCACCGAGCTAGATAAGGATGATTTTAGCCAATTGGACACGAGGCTAAGGGGCGAAACAATCAACTACAAGCAAATTATATTGTCTTTTAACCCTGTTGATGTACGGCACTGGATTAAGGACTATTTTTTTGACCAGCATTGGCCACAGCACGGATTAAACAGGCTACTGAGTGAAACAACATTTAGAGATAATAAATTTCTAGATAATGATTACCAACAGGTGCTCATGGCTAAGGCCAATATAAGTAAAAACCACTACCAAGTCTACTACTTAGGTGAATGGGGTAAGCCAGAAGTTACCAGCCCGTTTATGAGCGCATACGACCCGCAAAAGCACGAGGCACTTGTTACCTTCCAGCCTGACAGGCCAATAATAATGATAGTTGATTTTAACATAGATCCGTTTTGTGTGAACTTTGCCCATATATGGACTGATAACGAGGGCGACCATTGCCATGTGTTTGATGAAATGAGCATATTTAAAGGCAGCATACCAGAGCTAGCCGAAAGGGTGAACGCACGATACGGTAAGTATCTTTACTATATGGAAGTTACGGGCGACCGAAGCGGAACAGCCAGAACACTAGGAAGGGAAAACCTAAGCTACTTTCAACAGCTACAAAATGAACTGAGCTTAAACAGGTCGCAATTTAAGTTGCCAGCGAATCCAACACACAAGAAGAGCAGAGCGCATTGTAACTACGTACTATTTCATCACCCCGACTTTAAGATAAACCCGCAAACATGCCAGCAGACTGTATTTGATATGGCTACTGTGGAGTTTGCTAACGATAAAATAATAAAGGAAAACAGGAGTAAGGATAGCCAACGCGCTGACCATTTGGATAACGTTCGGTACCTAATAAACACCTACTTACGTAATTATGCTATTGGTAATTTTTAGTAACTTTACATTATGAGTTGCCCTACCTACATAAACACTAAGCCAGTTCCGGTATGCTGCGAAACGCTAACCATAGGCACTATAACAGCACTAAATACAGCCGTTAAGGTTTACATCACAAAAGCCAATGGAGCGCGCATAGTGCAGGAAACCACCAGCAGCGCGGCAGGGTTAGTAACACTTGATATGACTGACCCAGAAAGTGAGTTCTATAATGAGTACGATGGCCTGTATCTGGTAAGCATAGGAACTACACTTAATGACATTTACACGATTACTATAGGTAGCCAAACCGGAACGATTGTAGGGTTTAAGGTGAACAACTACAAAGGCAATGACGAAACAACATTTACTCTAGAAGCAGCATGATAGCGGTACTAATAACACTAATAGTTAATAGCCTTATTTGTTACGGTGTGTACTACGCTACCTTCCCCGGCATGGTATTGCACCCATTAGCTAAGAAAGCAGCGCAAAACCTACCGGAATGGGTAACTAACCCGCTTTTTGATTGTATATACTGTATGGCTTCGGTTCACAGTTATTTATTCTTTACACTGGACCTACCCTTGATCTATTGGCCGTTATACATACTGGCACTATGCGGATTAAATGGATGGCTAAAACCTTTTGTGGATGTTCAGCAGGATTAAACAACTTTGGCACAGGGCAAAAGCAAAAAAAGGGCTGCATAAGTCCGGCAAACGTATTAAGTATGCGTTTACGGTTGGTATTACAGATTACTACCAGCTTGTGAATGACTTAGATTTGCCGGAAAAGCGATTTGCATACCTTCGGCACTATTACCACGAGATGCAGATGAGGCTAACCAAAGAAACCCTATTAGAGTTTATGGATGCCATGAAAAAGGCTGTTAACCCCGAAAAAGGAAAGTCGGTAGAATTAGGTAAGGTAGACAGGTTGATAGATGAGATAACCGAGCGTACTAAGTGGCTATTTGAGCCGGAAAGCCTGTACAGGATGGCCAGCGTGGTGTACTTTACACTTGATGAGGATATTACCGATTATGATGAACGGGAGAATGAGGCAAAGATAAAGGCGTTCAAAAAAAAAGATCATGTTATCCCATTTCTTGCAGACGCTAACAGACGAACAGAGCGGGTTATTCAATTTGTCGCCAGACGCTTTAAAGACTTATTCAGAGCAACTGGCAGACCTAAGCCAAAAACAATTAGATTTCGCCAAGCGGAATACATAAAGGGAAATTGAGCAAGCCAATAAAAATCTGTATTTTGCAAGTGAAGGGAATGAGATACTAAAGAAGCAATTAGAAACATACGGTATATACGAGCTATACCTGTACATAGAGAACATGCAAAGCTATCACGATGCCACGCAAACCAAACGGCAAAAAGATAGCAATGGCAAGAGTAGATGACGTAACGGTAAGGTTTAGAAGTGATACCCGTGAACTGGATAATGCTAAGAACAGGCTAGACCAGACAGGTAAATCATTTGGTGAGCTAGAGAAAAAAAGCACTAACGCATTTTCAAAAATGGAGGGTGCTTTAAAAAGCTTTGGCGCGGTCATGTTGGCTACATTCAGCGTGGCGACCGTTATAAACTTTTCACGTTCCATAGTAGATTTAGGTAAGCAGTTCACCAGCACAATGAGCAGGGTACAAGCCCTAACAAAGGCTACTGGTGTTCAATTTGAGCAGTTGGAATCATTAGCCAAGCAACTGGGAGAAACAACGCAATTTAGTGCGGTGCAGGCTAGCGAGGCTATGGTATTTTTAGCGCAGGCAGGCTTTAACACTAATCAAATATTAAAGGCACTGCCCGGAACACTACAATTAGCAGCGGCTGGTCAATTAGATTTAGCCACCAGTGCGGATATAGCAACTAACGTACTTAGTGCATATTCACTAGAGGCGGACAAGCTAAATCAAATCAATGATCTATTAGTATCTACCACAATCAAAAGCAAACACCAATATAGTACAGTTCGCAGAGGCATTTAAGGTAGCTGGCCCGATTGCTCAAAGTGCTGGCTTAGATATTAATGAAGTTGCAGCTATAATAGGTACACTAGGTAACGCGGGTATTCAGGGTTCACTTGCTGGTACTGCATTAAGGGGTTCAATTAGCTCACTGATAAAACCAACAGCCCGAAAGCCGCAAAAAAGTATTAGATAGGCTAGGGATTACCACCAAGAATGCAAGTGGTGAGCTACTGCCATTATCCAGTATATTTGAACAATTAAGCCAAAGCAGCGTAACGGCAGCGGACTTCTTTACTATATTTGGTGAACGCGCTGCCAGTGCGGCCAGCGTATTAACACAAGCTGGTGGGGGCATAAATACATTTGCTGACACGCTCAAAAATGATGTGGGCATAGCTGCCAACATAGCAGCACAGCAGATGGATAACTTACGTGGCGATAGCCTAAAGCTTACCAGTGCTATTGAGGGGCAAATGCTTAAGGCTTTTGAGGCGGTAGAACCCATATTAAGGGCGGTAACAAAGGCTTTAACAGTACTAATAAAGAATAGTAAGGAAATAACCATAATAATCGCCTCTGGTGCATTCATACAGCTAGCCGCACAATGGGGTAACATCAGCAAAGCAATAAGGGGCGCGGCCATTGCACAAAGGCTATTCAACACGGTAAGCAAGGCCAATCCACTTGGGTTAATCGTTTCAGCAGCTATGTCAGCCGTAACGGCAATAGTGCTTTACAAAGATGAATTAAGCGGCGCAAAAAAAGCCACGGATGATTTAACGGAAACGCAAAAAGATTTTAATAAAGAGATTGCAAAAGAACAGGCCGTACTTGACACACTAATACGCTCAATTCGTGAGGCTGCAAAGGGTAGCAATGAGCGCAAAACAGCCATTAATGAGCTAAATAAGAATTACGGTAAATATATTGGTTTCTTGGTAACGGAAGAAACAACCCTTGAAGATATAGCAATAGCACAGGAGAAAGCTAATAAGGCGTTAATATCAAATATAGCATTAAAGGCCAAGCAATCCGAAATACAATCCCTAACAACACAATTAATAGAGAATGAGCGAAAAGCCTTAAGCGGACTTTCAGCATTACAAGCCGCAGCCGTTAAGGATTTTATTAATGAGGTGAATAGATTGAGAGAGCAAACTCTTAACGCTGCAAGCCCTACCGATGAATTTACTTTTAGTCGAATATTTTTAGGAATTGACCCACAAGCTCCCTTAGGGGGAGAGGGTTCTCAATTTGAGAAATTTCAAGACCTACTTCAGAAAACAGGTTTGAATACTAACCAATTACAGCGATTACTTCTTAATCTTATTCAAACTCAAGATGAGTATAAGGACAAAGTTGGTGAAACTAATGATTTTTACGATCAATATATTAACCTCATTGAACAAACCATTGATGCTAATGAAGATTTAGCCGATGCTACTACTGAATCAACCGAAAAGCAAAAAGATGCACTAGATATTCTTAAAGAGAAAATCGGTGAACTGGAAAGGCAGTTAATTCTGCAAGCACTAGCAGGCGATATCAACAATAAAACCCTAAGTGAGTACCTAGACTTAACTAACCAGCTGAAAGACGCACAGGACAAGCTAAAGGGAGCCATAGAGCAATCCAGCACAGCTATAAAGGAGCAAACGCAGGAGATTGATAAGGCACAACAGGACGCACCACCAGCAGCCGAAGCATTGCTAGGTAATGGAGATGGCATTATTGAAAAAACGCAAGAAATAATAAAGTATGCACAGCAGGCCACCGACCTATTTACGCAGTATGCACAACAAAGGGTAGAGGCACAAGCCCAAGCCATTGAAGCTAGTTTCCAAAAGGAAACAGACGCGCTTAACATGCAGTTACAGCAAGGCTTAATAACACAGGAAAAATACGAAGCCGAAAGGTTGCAATTGGAGCGCGAAACAGACCAAGCACGTAGAGAGCTATTAGTAAGGCAGGCTAAACAAGAAAAGGCCATTCGCATATCTGGCATTATACTTGACACGGCAGCAGCGGTAGCCAAAGCATTACTACTACCACCACCAGCAAATATTAAGGCGGGTATT